CTTCTCATGCTCAGTATTTCTGTTTGCAAGGTTTTGGGTAATAGTTTGAATTTCAGATTCAAGGTCTCGTATTTGTCTCTGGTTGAGGGAAATCCGAGTATTGTTTTGAGAAATCTCATGGTTGAGTTTCGTAATCTCCTTAGATAGAACTGTGAATTGACGCTCTCTCTCCTGTTCTAACTTTATAGTCTCCTCAAGTTCTTGAAAACCTTTCTGGAGTTCCTTTGCTTTATTTTGAGCGTCTGTAATTCTATTTAACCGAAACTCTTCTTCAATTGTCTGTGTGCAGGTAGGGCAGACCGTATTTTCTGTGAAAAACTTATGCTCTTTGGTAATCGCAGATACTTTCTGCGAGATCTTACCCTTCAAATTATTAAGTTTTACTAACTTATCAGCGGACCCAATGACTTCTTCTTGTTCCTTCGTATATTTAAAAATATCTTCCTCAATCTTGGCATTTTCGGTCATGTAAATGCCAACTTCGGAATCTAGATTGGTAATCTTTTCTTTATTGGCATTGATGTTGGCATTACCACGATTCTCAAGTTCTTCAATAAACTCTTGCTGCATTTTCATCTTATCCTTAAGAGTTTCTTTCTTAAGTTCAAGAGATTTAATTTGGTCCTTTTTCTCACGAATCTTATCCTTAATAAGATTATTCATCGCAGAAAAAATACGAATATCCAGAAGGTCCTCAATCACCTCACGACGATGTGAAGTAGCGAGTTGCATAAACGGCACAAAAGTACTAGAACCCAGAATCACAATCTGAGTAAAAGACTTATAGTTTACCTTAAGAATATTCTCTTCAAGAATTCTTTGATTGGCACGATCATCTGCTTCTTTATGAAGTGGATTACCATTTACCTCAATATCAAAAATATTTGGTTTGATTCCCCGGCGAACAAGATAATCTCTATTGTTCACAGAGAATTCAATTTCCACAAGACAATCTTTTTCGTTAGTCGTATTGACTAACTGTGGTTTATTAATCTTACGAAAAGGTTTATTAAACAGAACAAAAGTAAGTGCATCCAGGATTGTAGATTTACCTGCACCATTTGTTCCAATAATTAAATTTGTATTGTGTTTTTCAAAATCAACTTCCGTCCACTGATTCCCAGTGGAAAGAAAATTTTTCCATTTAATCTTGTGAAATACTAACATTCTTAGGAGGAATAACGATATCGTCAGGAGTGATCACAGCATAGCGATAATTATACATCTTACACGTCTTTATGGCAAGTTCGTCATCAACCTCTACAACATCCATTACAGTTTTTTCTTGGTCCTCCAACATTAAAGCATATCGAGTCGCATCGTCTTCTTCTTCAAAGAGAAATAAGACTTTTTCACCATATCGATTTTGCACTGCATATGCACCATCATCTTTTCTGTCTTTGAGTGTGAGAAGAAACATTTACTCTACCTCGCAAGCTTGTCTATAGAGATCTTGAAAAATACCTTTGATAATATTTTTATCAAACTCAAATTCTGCTTCGTCAATATAACGATTTAGAATTGACATTGTATTTTCTTCTTCATCAATTTCAAAATCTTCACTTTCTTGAATATCAAAGTTTTCAACAATTTTAAGATCTTGAACACCTATGGTGTAAAGTTTATCAATGAATTTTTCAAAGTCTTTTGGTTTGGTCTTCTTACGAACAATTACCTTGACAATTTTATTTTCATAATCTGTAGCATCAAACATTTGATGTGGAGTATCCTCATAATAAATGTTATAGAATAATTTATAAGGATTGTTAATTGGAGTATGCTCTAGAGTTTCTGTATCAAAAATATGAAATCCACGGGTGTCATTTACATCATTCCAATACATCTCATAAGTATTACCCAGATAAAAGATTTTTCCATTGTCAGAGCGAGTATGATAATGTCCAGAAAATACTTTCTGAAACTTATCAAAAATCTTTGGATCAGTTCCATGCTCTTCCATTACAAGATTTCGATTTACACGGAAACCTTGTAACTCCAGATGACCCATCGCAATTTTTGCTTTGGATTTTTTGATTTGCTTTATCGTTTCATCATAGTTATCACTGCAAATCCAAGGCACCATCATAATGTCAAGACCACCAACTTTGATTGTTTGTGGATAACTATAGGTTTTAATATTGGAGTAATTCTGAAGAAGAAGCGATGGTGAATTGACGTGATTGGTATTTTTAAAGTAACAATCGTGATTGCCCACAATCATATGAACTTCGTGATTTTTAAGAGGTTCAAATACTACACGCTTTGCCCATTCTAAACTTTGATAATCAATTGACTTGCGACTATCAAAGGCATCACCCATATGAATGACTGTTTTAATTCCATACTCTTCAAGAGCAGGAAAGAAGACATTCTTATAGAAGAGTTCAAAGTGGTCGTGGAGATACTTTGATCCTTTGCGACACCCGTAGTGAGTGTCAGTTAAAATTGCTACCTTCATCGGTTATTTCTGTATTGAATAGCATCTTTCATACTATTATAATCGGAATTGCTTCCAGAAAGCAAGTTGTCATCAATCATCATAACCTCATCATAACCAGTGCGTTCGATGATCTTGGTTTTAATTTCCAGTTGCTTTTTCTCCTTCTGAATACGACGGAGAAATGCATAGTGAATAATTTGAGTAAAGTAGGCAAAAGGATTACTTGATTTTTGTGGATCAAAATTATGAATATATTGAACGCAATTTTCTATGCCATCAGAAATCATATCATCCCGAAACATATAATTCACAAAGTTAGGTTTATAAGAAAGATGCGTGGCAATCTTAAGAAAACACTCTCCCAAATAATTTGTAATACGTGGTTTTGGAAGTCCTTGCTCTTTAGCAGCAGCAACCTTTGTCCTATAAACAATCAATGCTTCAAGTAACTCTTTGTTATTTACATAATGTTCTGATTTCTTTTTTGGCATAACAAGTCCATCTTTTACTTAATATAAGTTGAATTAATTATACCACATAAATCAAGGGCTTGACAAGTATCAAAAATATGTGTAGACTAGGTTTGTCTCCATTGAAGATAAGTTTTAGCTTTCTTTATTATCTTTAAGGTCTTTGAGAAAAATATCTTCGAGTGACTTACGAGAATTCTCTACTGACCCCAGATATCCCATTTTATCAGATATTGAAACTTTACCGTTAGATTCAATTTCAATATCACTATCATCTTCAAGATATCGTAGATAAAAATCAATTGTAGATTGATTTTTAATTTCAGTCATTGTAATGATTCTATCAAACTTAATAAAAAAGATATCATCATTAGGTATTTCCATCCAAGGTTTTATTTTTACATACATACCAACATAATTTGTAAATACTTTCATTATAACTGGATTTTGAAGAATGATAATTGGATCTCCATTATTTTCATCGACAGAAATAAGAGAAAATATTTCTTCGCCACTAATTAATTTGATTGCTGCGTAAAACTCATCTCCCATTAGTTTTTAAGCGGTATGTTTACAATATCATAATTAAAGTTTTCTTCATTGTAAATTTTAATTCTTTCGATTAAATGATTGAGCGTATAATTTTTTCTTGACTTATAACTGATATCATCGGCAATGTCATATAGAGTTGCTTTTGTCTTATTATCGGATTTTCTTAAGACTCTTCCGATTGATTGGAGGTTTCTGATTCTTGATTTACTAGGGGAAGCAAAGATGACATTATGTAGATTTCTGATGTTAATACCAGTAGAAAAAGTCCCGTAAGAAGCAACGATGATAGCATTGTTTTCTTTTTCAGTAATTTCTCTGACTTTTTCTCGGTCCTCAGTATTCACTCCACCATGTACAAAAAACACTTGTCTGTTTTCAGTTTTGCTATTATTTATGAGTTCGTATAATGGTTGTCCATGACCCTCAACTCTTGAGAAAAGAATTAATGTATTTCCTTTTAAATCGAGAGCAAGATTTCGAATGAATTTATTTCTCTTTTCATGATTGATAATATATTGCACTTCATCTTCAAAAGTTTCAAATTTATTTGGTGAATGCTTAAGTAATAAAATATTGATGTCAAGTGTTGCTACGTGCCCTTTCTTCATTAACTCATCAGTTTTAATGATTTTATAAGAGGGACCGAATAGACCTTCTAAAACCCATTTGTGCGTTTGTGTGCCATCTAAAGTTCCTGTGAATCCAAAACGATATTTTGCATCGAAAAGTTTTGTCATTATAGATACTAATGACTTGGATTTAAAATTATGAGCTTCATCACCAACTACTACATTAAATCTTGAAAAATATTGTTTAGGTAGTTTATAAATCGATTGCCAAGTTGTAATAATTACTTGAGAATCAGTTTCCCTTTCTTTTCCGGCGTAGATTTTGTGGCAAAATGATCCCACATCCCATCCATAATCTGCAAAATCTTTATACATCTGCTCTACAAGGGATGTCGTTGGAACGACTATCAAAATATTTTGTTCTTTCTCAACGTAATATCTTACAATCGAATATATCATCAACGACTTTCCAGAGGCAGTTGGAGATATCAACAACTTTCGATTATGTCTTAAAGCGCCGTATACTCCCTCAACTTGGTAATCGCGGGGAGCATACTTGCAAATAGAATTCATATAGTCTTTTACACCTTCTTTTGAAATCATCTCATTGACTTCAAAAGGAAGACCATAGTACTTATTGTTTCTAAACTCATAAGTGTAATTATGTTGCTCACAAAATCTTATAAGTTTATCTAATAGACCAACGTATATTTCTTGAGTATTAATATTAAACAAA